GACGAGGAATAAGACGATGAATAAGATGCTCCAAGCAGTCAAAGCCCAAATAAATGATGGCCTGACACGCTCTGCTATCACCAATTCGGCTGACTGGGCGGAGAAGTACAGGGTCATGTCAATTGACCATCTGACACAGTTACCCAATTTTTGGTCTTTCGATGAGCACCCATGGTCACGAGCATTACACGAATCAAATTGCCACCACATTTGTGGTCGTAAAGCTGCACAGATGGGCTACACCGAAGTGGCGATTAATCGATCCTTTTATGCCATAGATATTCTGCAAGAAAGTGTCATGTATGTTCTTCCGACCGTACGACCCGACGCAGTAGATTTTTCCTCGACAAGGTTCGACCCGGCCCTTGAGATGAGCCCACATCTCAAGGGTCTCTTCTCCGACACGAAGAACCTCGGACTCAAGAGGGCTGGAATAGCCTGCCTCTACATCAGGAGCGGCCGTAGCCGCTCCCAGTTGAAGTCAGCACCTACTGCCCGTGTGGTCATTGATGAGCAAGACGAGATAGCCAAAGACATGGTGAAACTCGCCAAGCAAAGAACCACAGGCCAATTAGAGAAGACAGTATTTGAGATCAGTACTCCGACTATTCCAGGACATGGTATCGACTTGGTCTACCAGTCTAGTACTATGTGTCAATACGCTTTTAAGTGCCCAAGCTGCGGCCGGTCAGAAATAATGTGTCAGGACCATTTGAAGATCACAGCCGATGACAAGGACGACCCGAAGATCAAGAACAGCTACTACGCTTGCATACGTTGCGGAGCGACGCTACCCCATAAGTCAGAATATGTGACGCAGGCAAATTGCGAATGGGTCCCGGAATATAAGAATCGTATGACTGAAGGGTACACTATTCCACAATTTTACTCCTACGCCATGGCTCCATGGGAGATGGCTGTAGCCTACATGGAATCCTTCCTGTCACCAACAGACAAGCAGGAATACTACAATAGTCAGCGAGGTGAACCTGTCCTGATCGAAGGAGCGAAGCTCGACGAACCTACGCTCCGTGCGTGCATGACGCATGACAATTTTCATATGCTATCATCCCTGCGGGCTGATCGCCACGTAACGATGGGCGTTGATGTAGGAACATGGCTCAACGTTGAGATTAATGAGTGGTCAGTTGGCAACGGTGCATCTAATGGTAAAAACGTCAACGACGTGAACCTCAGAAGCAAGCCAACATTGGTCAAAGCGTGTAAAGTTAAAGACTTCGAAGAACTTGATGGTCTGATGGATCAGTACAGAGTCAACATGTGCGTCATCGACAAAGACCCTGAGCGTCGTAAGGCTATCGAATTTCGTAATCGTTATCCTGCACGAGTCTGGTTATGTAATTACGCTAACGCTATGACAGGTTCTGTGATTCTGAAGCGTGACGTGTTTGTTTCTCTTGACCGCACCTCTTGGCTCGACCTGAGCCTCGGACGATTCAAACGGCAGGATATAATCCTCCCAGTGGATACGCCTCAGGAATACTTAGACAATCTTCAGTCTCCAGTTCGTGTCTATCAGATTGACAAGGATGGCAACCCAGTCGGGCGTTATCTCAATGAGAAGCCTGACCATTATGCACATTGTAGGAATTATAACGAAATAGCTTTCGCCCTATCTATGGGTCTTGGCAGGAGTGAGTCCATTGAAACCGACTAAAATAATCAAAGTCAGACACCCTGAGTACGCTGATGACAAGGTAGCCTTGTATCGCAGGATCATGGAGAATAATGATGAATACATTGATAAGTATCTATTCAAGTATTCTCTACGTGAAGGTGCTTCTGCGTACATACGACGCCGGAATCTGGCCTATTCTCCTGCTTACGCGAAAGCGTATGTAGGCGAGATTAGTTTGTCTGTTACCAATCGCCTCCCCGACGTCAAACGTGAGACATCAGACACCAGCTACATCAGAGCCATTGATGGCGAAAATGGCGGAGTGGATAACGACGGTTCATCCATGAATCAGTTCATCGGGAATAATGTTCTCGATGAGATGCTCTACCTGAAATACGTCGGCGTCTTCGTGGACATGCCTACTCTCCCGCAGTCAGCCACTAAAGCCGATGTTCCGACAACCTTACACCCTTACTGCTACATCTACCGCAGAGAGGACATCCTGGCTTGGAAAGAGGAGGATAAGATCCTCAAATCCGTCTTACTCTATTTTGAAGAAGATATCGAGCAGTTCGGCCTTACCTCTGGTAGGATCAAGAAGTACAGACACTTGCAGCTGACTGATGGTGGTGTCGTTGAAACAATTTATGACCAGAATAGTGACGAATTGAGTAATAAGCTGATCGATCTGCCTGAAATACCTTTCTACAGGGCAGAAATTAGTCAGTCACTTTTGCATGATATCGCAGCGCAACAGAATACACTACTCAATCTTGCGTCATCAGACAATCATTACTGCATGGAAAGTAATTTCCCATTCTACATTGAGCAGTATGATCCAGCTACAGACGCTTTAGACAATCTGCCTACTAATTCTGTCGCTGAAGACGAGAGGCGTGAGAACGAAGAATTAACTACTCTTGTAAAAAATGTTGATGTTGGTCCGACACGTGGTCGCAGGTATTCCAAGGGTATGGATGCACCAGAATTCATACATCCTTCACCCGAGCCGCTTAAAGCCTCGATGTCGAAGCAGACTTCAATCCGTGACGAGATGCGTACATTGTTGCATCTGGGCCTCGGTGGTGTCACAAATACCCACGCAGCCGCGAATGACCGTGGCCTCAATTATGGCCTCAAAGCTATTGGTGACGAGCTGGAGAAGCTCGAACGTTTCATTACGCGTATGTGGTCCTACTACATGGGCACCAAAGCGGGTAGTATACATTATCCAGAAGATTACACGCTCAAGACACCAGAAGAAAGAATCAAAGAAGCTGAGCAACTACTCGTCATCTTGAAAGCCAGCCCAAGTAAGACTTTCCAGCGTGAGATGCAGAAGAAGATCGTGAATCTACTATTCTCGACAGGTGTAGATTACGAAAAGATATCTGAGATGCTAACTGAAATACAGGAATCGAACATATTGTTCGTTGATCCTGAGAGTCTCATTGATGATGTTGAAGCCGGTTTGGTTACGACCACTGAAGCCTCAAAGATTCGTGGCTACCCTGAAGGTGAAGCTAAGAAGGCTGGTCTGCAACGCATCGAACGTGCTGCAGCAACACTGCTAGCTCAGAAAAGAGTAGCTAGCGAAGCCAGCGACCCAGAGGGCGCAGCACGAGGCGTAAAGGATCTTGAAGCTGATATGAATCCCGGAGAAAGCAGCTCCAAAGTAGAGAAGACTGTGAGCCAATCGGCCACGATCTCGACTGATGGTGATAAAAAAGTGAGAGGTAAAGCATGAGCTATAACACAGTAGCTGAGGCTCTGACCTATTTTACAGCCAACAAGCTCTACACCGATGCATGGACAGAAGCTGAACCAGCGCAGCAAACAGTTGCGCTGAACATGGCATACAACATCATTGAACAATTGCCTCTCAAGGGCTACAGAACCAGTAGCGGTCAAGCGAACCAGTTTCCTCGTGATGGTGCAACTACTACGCCAGCCGCTATCACGATTGCTGAAGCTGAAATAGCTTATTCTATACTGGATGAGATCGACCCAGAGTCTGAGCTGCGTCAGCTTGAGATCAAGTCCACCCAATTTACCAGTATTAAAACCACCTATGGTTCACACGCTCTATGGCGGGCCTACGGTGTTCCGAGCGCGATCGCTTGGAAATATCTAACACCCTATGTCGCTATTAGCGACACAATTCAACTGTCGAAGGTATAGTATGATCCGTTCCATCCAGACCGTATGTGGTCTCCCACTCTTCTACAACACGTATGAAGAAGATCCGACGGCGACTGCAACAGCAGCCGCAGAAGCAGCTAAAGCAGATGTTGTGGCAGCCGAAGAGGCTAAAGCAGCAGCGGCTAAAACGGCGGCGGCAGCAGCCGCAGCGGCCAAGCCAGCAATGTTGTCTCTGACCAAAGAGGATCTTCAGAAGAAGATCAATGAGGCTTTAGATTCTAAAGCCAAAGAAACAGAAGAGACAAACAAGAGCCTAATGCAGGAGATGGATCTACTTAAGACCCGCTCCTCGTTGAGTGCAGACGAGAGTAAAGCTCACGATGCACGAGTCAAGGAACTGGAAGAAAAACTTTTAACAACTGAGGAGCTTGCGAAGCGCGAGAAACAAAAGATCTCCGCTACAAAAGACAAAGAAGCCAATGCACTCACTTCCGAGCGGGATTATTGGTCGAACTTGTACCATAAAGAGCGAATCATGCGTGGTATTACGGATGCTTCCGCAGTCAATGACGCCGTGAGTCCCGAGCAAATGGTGTCTATGATGGCTAACTCAACAGAATTGGTTGAGAAAGATGGACCAGACGGTACAAAAGTCTATGATGTTATCACGTCTATTCCAGACAAGGATGTCGACGGGAAGAGCATCGTTCTGAAGTTGGAAGTATCAAAAGCAATTGAGCATATGTCTCAGCAGCCTCGGTATTTTAACCTGTTCAAGTCTGCACTCAAAAGTGGGTTCAGTGGTTCAGGTGGTACTGGGGGAACTGGAGGTGAACCCTCCGAAGAAGAACTCGCCAAAGACCCCAAAAAATGGCGTGAACATAGTAAAAGAAAAAGAGGACTCATCAAGTGAAGCAAGTGAAATTGTTTTGTTTCTTCAATACGTTCATTCAGGATATCAGTCGGCTTAACCCCACCAAGTGGGCACAAGAGTCGCTGTTGGTCCTGGAAGAAAACACTGTTATGTTGCCTTTGGTCAACCAGCAGTTCTCCACCGAGCTCAAGGACAACGGAGAGCAAGTCTACGCTTTCCGCCCTACTGCGAATGAGCCCCGTCGTAAAGCTGTGAATGATGAAATTACAGTCGACGATGTAGCTGTTGAGCGTGTCCCTGTGAAGCTCAACTTCCACATCTATGACTCGTTCATCATCCGTGACAGCGAGCAGAGCAAGTCCTTCTGGGACCTGCGCACCAAATACCTCGCGCCGACTATCCAGAAGGTCGCGAACGAGATCGACGAGATCATCGCTGGAAGTAAGTATTACTTCTACAAGAACATGGTTGGCAACATCGGTACGTCGCTCACCAAAACCAGTCTGATCAACATCAACCTCGCGTTGAATGAGAATAACGCTCCTCTTGACATGGAACGTTACTTCGTCATGACTCCTCAGCAGCAGGCAGACCTGCAGGACGAAACCCAGTTCATGAACGCTAATACCGTCGGTGACGATGGTTCCGCACTGCGCATGGGTTCGCTCGGCCAGAAGTATGGCCTGTGGAATGTTATGTCCCAGAATATGCGAGCAGTACCAACTGGTAACACCATCGTAACTGGCGCTGTGGATAACGGTGCTGGTCAAGCGGTTGGTGACACGGCTATCACGGTCGACGGCTTCACAGCCGCCATCGTCGCTGGTTCGTGGCTCACGATTGCTGGCGATGCTCGCCCACGTCGTGTTGTTTCCACTGTTGGTGGTGCAACTCCGACCACGATCACACTTGAGATCGCTCTCACCACTGCTGTAGCTGATGACGCTGTCATCACTGTCTACACTCCTGGTGCTGTGAATCTCACTGGTGGCTACGATGCTGATTACACGAAGGCCTTGACGGTTGACGGGTATGCTATCGCAGCGAAGCGCGGACAACTCCTGTCCGTTAATGCCACTGGTTACCCGTACGGTACTGTTGGTACTCCTACCACGACGAGTTATAAGCTCTCTCGTGGTCTGGATGCAGCAGCACTGAACAATGCGGTTGCCGCTCCCGGTCCTGCCGGTCAGTTTGGCTTCGCATTCCATCGCGACGCAGTCGCATTCGTCAGTCACCCGATGCAGCTCCCGCCGGAAGGCACTGGTGCTATCGGTGCTATCGCCTCCACGGGCGATGGTGAAGTTGACGAAAATGGCATCGAGACCGGAAGTGGTCTCGTCCTCCGCGTAACCATGGCTTATGACTACAAGAAGCAAGGCACCGTTGTTACGGTAGACCTACTCTGTGGTATCGCTATTCTCGATGAGAATCTCGGTACGCTCGTCATGAGCTAAGACTTACGTTACCGCCATAGTAGCGGGTGGCCCACCTTAGGGTGGGCCACTTAACGGAGGTAGAATATGCCGCCCGAGTTATACGAGAAGGGATTTGCGATAGCTATAGCAATCGTACTATTATACGACATGCTAAAAAGTCGACGGGAAATGTCGGCCAGAATAGTCAAACTCGAAGATCGTTATAAAAACGTTCTTGAGGATTTGGTCCGAGATTCAATACGAACTAATCAAGAGCTAACGTCGTCGTTAACACAACGACCGTGCATGATACCCCATGAAAATAAAAAATAGTCTAATACGGGATGCGTTATATACGCTGCGTACACATTATGGATCTAAAGCTACGCTTAAGATGCGCGATGTGACCACCAACTATTTGTCTGGTGAACGGACAGAAGTTGATACGGTGGTGAAGACTATTCGCAACGCTATTGTGTTGCCTGAGGTTCTTGATGCAAGTTTGATCAATCTCTTGGGGTCTGTAGTACAGGCTAACCATGGTTTGATCACGAGTGGAACAAGGTTGGCGATCGTGGATGGTCGTCAGCTTCGGGGTGCAACAATATCAATCGGGATGATTGTTGCGATCGATTCAGTCGATATGGAGGTTGCGTCCTTGCCGCTAGACTTATTGAGTGGGCAAGGTTACCTTCTCGTCTTTAGGAGGAAAGCATGACATATAATGAAAATTGGATACGTTGGATTGAAACCAGTGTAACCTATCACATGACGTCAGGCTTCCAAGCACGAGGTATTCTGGTGAAGTTCGGCAGTGAGCCTGCTAACTTCAGTAGTAATGACAAGTATGTTGAGGTACTGCTTGACGGACCAAAAGTACGAGAAGTAGCAAAGGATGATTACAGAATTTTCCTCAATATTATGGTGCTCGTGGAATATAAGGTCACAGCTGACCTCTACGAGTCTGCGGACGCAGTTGGTATCGCCATCGGTTTGCTTCGGGCTATACCAATATACCGCAATGGAGATGTTAGCGATCAGTTAGGATGTCTTGTCTCAGATGCTCCGACCACTCGGGATTGGTCTGGTAAGGATCAGGGCGTGAATGACACCCAAACAGCTATACATCAGAGAAGCAT